CTGATTAATTCAGTTTTTGCAATGTGATTTACAGTTGCAACTCCTGACATATGTCCGTATAAGAATGCAAATTCATTTGATCCTGAAGAACCAAAAGTATGATTCGCAGCACTTCCACTAGACACAGCGATTGCGTTTGTAGCATACATGTTAAAACCAAATAATGGTCTGTCTGTTACTTTACCATTTCTGATTTGAGATACACCACCATCGTTCATCACTGATTGGTCAGATAGTTTTCCGCCTGCTTTTCTTAATTGTTCAAAGAATTCAGGTGGAGCAACTAGCCATCTATTTTCTTCTGGCACATCATTTTTGTCAAGAACTTTTTTTGCTGCTGACACAACGTTTGCTAATGTGTCAACTGCTGCATCACCATCAATTGGTGAGCCGTCAGTTCCAGTATCACTAGCAGATGTAGAAGCGTTATCATAGATAAACTTCAATACATTGTAGTCATAACTTTTCTTTAATGAATATGCACCTGAAGAGGTTGCAAGAGCTTCAAAGTTTACATGAGATTGTCTTTCTTCAATGTCATCAACTTTAAAAGCAAAGTAAGAACCTTGATCGACAGTCATAGTTATTTGAATATCTTCTACCACTGATGCTCTTCTGAAGAACTTCTGAACTTTCTGACTAAATATTTGCGGAGTAAAATTACCTTGTGCAAGGTTTTGATATCCCGCAGAGTTTGTAAAAGCCATAATGCTTCTCCTTATTATTGTTTAGTTAGATTGTCTATCTTTGTTCAATCCTACCTTCTAAACGAGCAAGGTCTATTTCTTTCTCAAACTTCTCAAATTCATGAGGTTTCATTTTAGAAATCTCACTAGCTGTCCAAATTTTCTTTTTAGGAATATCGGACTCAGTACTTTTTCTTGTTTTAGAAATTGCTTTAGCAGCTTCTTTTTTAATATCCTTTTCTTCTTTCTTAGTTAGTTTACTTTCACCATTGTCCATTTTAAATAGATCAATAGCTCTAGCAGCTAACTTAGCATTAGATGTATTTTCATACAACCAACCTTGAATAGTAGGATCTTGATTTGCAGCCCAATTATGAAACTCTTCTTTTTGTCGAATTTCATTAAAGTCAGGATGCATTTTTAAAAGTTCTACTTCTGCTTTTTCTTTTGCAATTTGTTCTTGCTGGAGTTGAAGGTTTTTATATTTATCTTCAAGATCTGCAGTCTGAGTAGTTGCTTTGTTCATTGCAATGGTTTCAACCATTTCATAAACATCAGGGTACTCTTTTCTCCATGCCTCTAATTCGTCTTTAGATTTAGGTGGCACAAATTGTTTAGTACTTGATTCTAATTGAGAACGTAAGGTTCTGACTTCGTCCTTATGTTT